TTACTGTCCATAGAACGCGCAGACATTCCTGTTGATTGTCTAATATCATTTATTAAATTCGGAATAGACATAGAAATCTGATTTCTAATAGACTGCTCTGGAGTTCCAAGAGCTTTTCCACCTAATTGACCAACAAAACTTCCACGGAGCCGAGCACCAACATTTTCCATAGGGCTTTTTTCTGTGTTAACTGCCGCACCTAGCTCATCTAATTGGTCATACAAAGAAGAAAGTTTATCAACAGTTGTTAAAAGTCCCTGTTGTCCCGTTTCCTTCTTTTGAACATCAGTTATTGCGCCTTCTCCTTTTTTCTTTTCAGATTCTATTTCTGCTGCTGTTCTTGCAATAGCACCCTGTTCAGCAGTTTTCTTGCCACCAGCCATTTCACTTGCAGCAGCAACGGCTCCAGGCATAGTTATTACTGTTCCTGTAGTTGGATCAATCGTTGTTCCTTGCCGCATACCAGTTTGAACCTGATAAAGAGCTTCCCTAAAGCTCATTCCAGGATTTTCTCTCATCAGGCGATCTATAATTTCCCCAGTTGCGCCACCGGCATTTTTAGTAAATTTTTCTTTAATGTCGGCTAAAGTGGAAAAGGGTGTCATTTCTTGTTTAAATCTCTCTCCAGCTATTTCATTAGGCGTTTGCGGCTTGTATCCCTGTAAAGCAGGAGAAACAGCAGAAAGAACAGCAGAGTGAGCAATATCGGAATCTGTCGGATTTAGTCTTTCAGAAAGCATTCTTATGACTTGAGAGTTTTGGTCTGTTCCCTTATTTTTACTCTCATATATTTGTCCAAGTATTTTTCCTAATAAACCACCTTCAATTGGCGATTGAGGTGGAGGCTGAAACCCGCCAATTCTTTGACTTACAGGAATCGGCCTCTGCGCCTCTTGCGGCATTAACTGAGCCATATTAATTGGTGGAATGTACGATTCAACAGGAGCGTTTCCGCCAACAGCAATTCCTGGTGATTGCTTGTTTGTTAATCCAGCCAATATTTCTTCTAACGTAGGCATTTAATATCCCATATTTGGGGTTACATAACTACCAAGTGGATTCGTATTCTTCTGCGTTAGGCTAGCCAAAAGCTGTTTAAGTAAATCATCATTGTTTGCTGTTGGCTTTGTCATTGATTTTCCGCCCAAGACATTTGCTATATTTTCAAACCCTAAAAGCTTGCTTGCATTTCCTGCGGCTGTTTGCTGTGTCGATCCTGTTAAATTACTAAGCTGTTGCTGTAATGACGATCTTGCTTGCTGTCCGGCCTGAGTTCCTGCCGTTTGATAGCCCTGCATAAGCTGTCTAAATAAAGCCTCCCCTTCTCGCCCCTCAGAGAACATAGGGGTTCTTCCCATTCTACTGGCTAGGCGGTTTTGTCCCTCAAACTCAGAAACTCCCTTGCTTAACCCAGAAAGATTTTCTTTTCTGTACTGTCCATATAATTGCTGATAAAGGGGATTAGTTTCATTAACTAATGCATCCATTACCTGTTTCTTCTGCTTTCTATAGGGATCAGTAGTAGACCCGCTAAAGTTAGCCAGAACAGAGGGAACAGCCCCAATCATTGAAAGAAAATCCATTTTTACCTCTTACCACCCAGATTGCCAAAAATAGTATATGCGGTTATCACATCATTCGAGGCACTGGATTGAGTTGTAAACTCGATCTGTGCCTGTTCGCCCCTCCACCGAAGAGGATATTTATTGCTCTGAGCCAAACTACCCCCGCCTATCGGGGTTGTTCCTATAATCGCGTTTCCAATCGCTCCGGTATCTCCCGCGCTTACAGTAATAGAATCGTTAGAAAGACCGTCCAAACCAGCCCTTATTGTGATAGTATAT